CATCTGTCGTACAATCGTATTACATTTTCGTACATTACAAGCGTGTGTCACAAAGCAGTCATGTATAGTAGCCAAGTCAAAGTCAACCTCATTAGCTACTTGATGGACAATACAAGCGTCCAGACTGTGGATAAAGTTAGCAGTCACTGCGTTGCCTTGTCCCTTCGGGTCGATCTTATCTTCCATTTCATCTACTTGTATAGCGACGCTCAAGTTTTGAAAGACAGATTGTACCTCTAACTTCTTTTTATATTTACGGTAGCTTTGTACTACTTTAAATCCAGTAGGTGTTGTCCAAGTAACAGCAGTATCGTACCCTAAAGCTCGTACATTTTCACGCAGGAATGTCATTACTTTATTTACTGGACGACATACTTGATTAGCTAATCGGTTAACGATCTTACTCACCCATATAACAGAGGTAAGCATCTCTCCTGTACTTGTCCATGGATGATTGATGCCTATGCTTTTAAATAAATCCTGTACCAAGTTATAGTGGGTAGCACCGTACGGTCTGTTCATCACTGCTAACTTAGCTAACTTACGAGAGAATCCATACTGCATCCAAGTCTGTGCCAGTGGTCCACCGTCCTTCTTAAGTTCATCGTACACCATGTCACTAAACTCTGTGTACATATCATTAGCTTGGTCCTCTTCTACCAGGTTGCACATCCGTCCAGTCTCTTTGTCTCGTAATAACAACGATAGTATCTGCATACCATTGTTACTACAGTCCTGACGCACAGGTAGATAGCTGACATATCCGTATCCCTCTTCCATGTACTTCTTAAACTCTAAACAGAATCTCAGGAAACAGAACGGATCACTAGCTTCCGTCCACCAATCAGTACCGTGTGGATCATTCGCTGCTTCCAATATAAACTTCTGTCGCTTACCTATCCACTCAAGTCGTTCCTCTCGTGTACCTTTTACTCCCCACATGTTAGCACCGTGGACAAGTACCGCCTCTAGGTCCTCTTCATCCACCACTTGTTGACCATTCTTAAAGTCTAACAAACTCTTAGCTAGATCAGAACCCTGTGGATGTAAGTAGTAGGGAATAGCGTACACTCTACCCCTGTAATCACATCGATACGGAAAGTACAGCTTGTCCCAAGTCTTATATATCTTAGCTAGGTGTAGAATCCTACAAGTCTGATACCGCTTGCTGTTGTTAGCATCGTTAGCTTGTTTAATATCTTTTTGTTTTAACTTCCAAGCTCGTAACTCATGCGGACAATCACCAGTGTATCTCGGTTGCTCTGGTATCGTACCAAAGTTAGGTATGTTTCCAACAACACGCTCAAGTTCCCAGCACCTAAGCACAATGTCTAACATGTCCGTATTGATCTGCCACTCTACCTGTTGCAACTTGTTACAAGCCGCAAATGCGTGGTGATAACTCTTCTCGTAATCCTCAAACCACTCAACAGGTTTACCAGTTATAAACTTTTGTGGAGGCATGTGCTTGACGCTGTACCCACCACCTACTAATCCGTACCAATCAACAGGACGGTCAGGTAATGCCATCTTAAAGACACGAGTAGTCTCCTTCCAAGCATCAAATCGTTGTATCCAATCTTTAAATTGTGCAGTAGGTAAGACTAAGCGTTCCGGTTTATGACCCTTCTGTCCGCCTGTATTAAATCCTATCTCCCACAACCCCGTCTCCAATCGTATCTCCTCCAACAACCAAGCACCAAGAGCTGTTTTACATTTAGAATCCCACAGCGTGAACCTCTCCTCTTCATAGTGATAGAACTGCTTCAACTTCATTGCCTTTGACCTGTCATCCAACGCTAACAGATCAAGCTTGTTTGGATGCATAGTCTCTAACGCTTTGTCCCATCGTGCTTGGTTCTCAAAGGCTTTGCCTATCTTGTACGCCATCCTACCAACAGGTAAGTTAAACTGGAGGTGGTCAAGGAATGTCTGCAACGCTGACGCTGCCACCTGGTACGGACACATATCTAATATAAAGGTAAGGAACAGCGGTGTTGTATGCTCGGTACTACCTCCGAATGTGTACATGAAATCTTCTACCTTCTTACCTAGCTTTGGAGCCATGACCCGTAACATACGCTTACTAGCGTCCGTCTTACTACACTCTCCTTCTGCCCGTAGCTTTGCTTGTCGGTTACGATATTGTGCACGACCCCACTCACGCATCCGCCACACGTGTCCCCGTTCACTCATAGATTCTCAAACCAATCAAAGTTACCTTTTGGCTTCATGCGTGGACGGTTAGAACGGATAGCAATTAACTTACCATCTTCGGTTCGCTTGTATGTGCCATCTTTGTTCCGTTCAAACCCGTAAATCTCAGTCATCATCCAGAACTGTTGGAACCCATCGTTGATAGCTTTATGATCGATGGTGCTGTAGTCTAGATCGTGACGAGCACAGCCTTGTACTAAGTGTCTTTCTGGGTACATCTAAGTAAATCGGTTCGTATTATATCAGCCTCTGCCTCCCAAAAGATACCTCTATCCCTTTCTTGGATCTTCGTACCCGTTCCACCTGAGCCAGTACTCAATCTCTTCTTCATCACCTTCAAACTCTTCAATCTCTTTAAGAAGCCACTCTCTTTCTCTTTCTTCATCGTATAAATCATCGTATGGGTTAGTGCTGTTTAGCCATTTGTCGTAATTAACTCCTCTCATCTGCTTCTCTCTCAATCTTGTTTTGGTAGTCCAAGTAGTGCTGTAGTTGTACATATAAGTCAAGCCACTTTGAATCTAAGCTTCGGTTCATATCGTTGTTAAACATGTGGAACATAAGTTCCTCGGTCATGTCTATTGGGTCAAGTAATAGTTCTTTCATAGGTATTTAATCTCGGTAAAGCACTGCGATTGCTACAAGTACAACAAAGCAGATGCAGAAAAAGGTTAAGGTTGTCATTTGATATGTTATCACTACTCCTCCGTTTCAAGAATGTCTTTTCTCATGTTCTCAACAGTGTAATCACCATTGGCTAAGTCCATGAATGTTTCAACAATTCCAGAGTAAGACCAGTCAGGATCACCTAACCATTCTATGATTTGTTCTTCGGTAAATTTAGTAGGTATAGTAGTAGTATTATTCATTAGTAGTATTGGTTCTATTTAGTAGTTCTTGTTGTAGCTCCACGAGCCGATCACGGACACTTAAATTATCAGGCATCTGATGTTTAAGCTTGAGGTAATGATCGATAAGCGTTTGCAAGCTCGGTTCGTCTAGCGTTTCAAGGTGTTCTGGATTAGTCGATGTCACAGTTTGATCAGTTCGTAGTCGTTAGTGTTAACTTGGTAATATGGATTGTCCTTAGTAGGTGAATCTACTGAATAAGCACAGCAAGACCAGTCTTCATCGTTAAAGTAAACATTGTAATCAATCAAAGCTTTAGACTGATCGTCTTGTGTTGTGTTCCAGTAGTCAAAGTTATCCGCATCGGTGAAGACATCAGGATTCTCGGTTACTCTTTTAATGTGCATTTTAGCATAGGTGGCTATACTCTCTTTGGTTTTTTCAGATATATTCATTTTATTTATTAGTAGTAGGTTCGGTTAAACACTCTGAACAGGTATCTTGTGACTCCATTTTAGGAGAAGTCAACCCACAAGTATCACAAGGAATTTTTTCACAAGTTGATCGGTTATTTTGTGAAATTTTATTGAGCTCTTTCATGACAGATTTGAACGCTTCAAACGCTTCCTCTTTGCTCGCACAAGTACCCTTAAAAGACGGATAGTCACGGCACTGCCACACAAGCTTGGGAGCTACAGAATATCGCTCGCTATCTATGTAGTAAAAGAAAGCAATCTGGTTGCCGTTGTGATCGGTTAGGTATTCGGTAACGCTCATTCGTCTTCAGGTAAAAAAGATTTAAGTGCCTCAATCGGACATGATTTTAAAAGCTGTTCAAGTGCGGTTGTGTCAGCGTATTGCAGAATATCAATATCGATTTGTTTTAAAACTTGGTCTATTAATTCTTGGTTCATGGTCAGGTAAGGTTAATTGTTTGTAGGTTCCACGCTTTCAAGTTTAGCATTGTCTTTCCACGCACCACTGATTTCTTCGTCTTCGTCTAGTACTTCCCAAGCCAATTCTTCAGCTTGTTCAGCACTTTCAGCGGTAATGTAAAAAGTTCGGTAAGTAGTAGCACTTAATTCAACTTCAAATTCTTTCATATCCGTTCCTTTCAAGTTCGTGTTCGTCACCTTTAGTATAAAAGTGGGTAGAAGTTTTAATTCCGTTGTGAAATAGGCATATAAAGCCGTTCTGGGTGATTCTATATTGTTTATTCATTGGTCAGGTAAGGTTAATCGATTGCTCTAGTTTATTCAGCTTTGCATAGCACTTGCTCAATTCATTTCTAAGCCAATCAACATATGTAGGATCATCTTGCCAGTAAATAATGGCTTCCTTTGTATCTTGAATGATTAGCTCTAAATTTCTAATTTCGGATAGTTTATTCATTTTATGGTCAGGTAAGGTTTAGTTGTGATATTCCATACAGGTAAGTTCAAGATCATCTATAGATAACAAGGAAAGCTTGTCGTATACTTTCTGCGGACAATCTGTCCAAGTATCCTTTGCAATCATCCATCCAAGTTCTAACAGGTAAGGAATAAGGTGTTTATGTTCTATGTGAGTATTCATTACAGCTTTACTCCAGTTCTATTCTCAACATCTTTAATCAGTTGCAAGCCATCCTTTGGACGACAAGCCATAGCTTTAAAATCTAGGTTAGCAATATTACAAGCTTTACGAAGTTGAGTCAGTTGTGACTTGGTTAAATGTGAGTAGGTAGTTTGATCGACTTTATTCATGTTCAGGTAAGGTTAAGCGTTCTCAAGCACACAATCGGCAAGTTGTTCAGCAAGTTGAATAGACAATTCTTCAAGGTCATCATCCGCACTTAATTCTGTTACAGCCCAATGTTTGTGAAAGTAACAAGCACCAGAAAAAGAATTGTCACCAGATTGAAAGTTTAATTCTTCAAGGTCATCGCAAGTGCTGAATGTCATCTGTATAGACTCGCTTTCCCCTGATTCATCATAACTAGGTAAATAATCTTCAAGAATTGAAAAGATAGATGTTTGTAGTGATTTGATTTTTTGATCGGTGTTTTTCATAGTAGATAGTTTTTTGATTTAAGGTTTAGGAAGTAAAGTAGATTAAGGCGAAAAGCCAAAAACTACCAAAGATAAGATTGATGATGAGCAAGTCTAAGAGTTTTTCTTTCATAGTAGTAGTAGTAGTAGTAGTTTTGGTATTTATTGATTATGCGAGTAGATCGCTGAAAGTATAATCAGATACGACATTACGCTTGGCTTGCTCGATATTGAATTGCTCGCTGTGGTATCTGGTAAGAATATCGTGTAGATCGTGCCATTGCATTTCCCATGATCTTGCTCTAGCTGATAGATCGTACTTGTGCCCAAAATGCATAGCCTTGAAATAACGATGCCAGAGGTGCTGATATTTTGATACTTTAGCTTCTACCTTTACAAACTTGGTGTATAGCTTGGCGAACGATTGAGTAGAGGTGTTATCTTCACCACAACCGCTGTTGAATATATGGTTTTGAGTTGTCATGCTTCCAATATAGCACAACTGTCAATAGCTAGAGAAACGAGGTTTGCTGTAAATCGTTGTAAATCAGCGAAATAAAAAAGTGAAAAAAGTTTTAATGAATTACTCTAAAGAATCAATCTCGCATCAATTTGTTTTGTAAATAGCTATTAGAGAATAGTTTATGAGAATGAAAAGACTAAGTGCTAGTGTTTAACTAGGTTCTGACTTGTTTCAATCTTTTCAATCGTTTCAAAAATAAATGAAAAAAGAACATCGAAAAAGAAAAACAAACACAAGACCAGATGCAAACTACTTGCAATAACGTAGCTAAGTTTGATCGATCTGCTAATGCAACTTACTTGCAATAAGGAAAAAAATAAGAGACAAACTCAATACATACTAAAATCCGTTCCCTAAGTTGTTGATAATCAAGGCACTTCGCATAATATCAATTATGTCTAATATAAAAATCTTTGTAAGTTTATAACAAAACATCCCCTCCCCTATAAAAAACTTGGGTACATGCGGGGTAAAATACTTGCGTGCGTATATAGCGTCGACCTCTCAGATTTTTCTATCGAAACTTTTTAGGACTTATCTGTATACTCCTCTAAGCAAGCCCTCACAGCTATCTCTATATAGTCTTTATCAGAGGCGTATTCTTTACCGATCTTAACCAGACCGTCGTACAGTTCTTTAGGTATATCCAGCTCTAGCTTTGTTATCTGTTCTTTAGATTCAGATATAACAGATATGTTAGAAGTGGAACTCTGTGTCTTCTTCATCTTCTACTTCGTCAAAGTCTCCCTCAAAGATAACATCATCTGTTTCAGTAAGTACAGACAACTTAGCGAAGTCCAGACATCCTGCTATTGTGTAGTCGTTAAGATCGTACTCTCGTTTAAAGCGGTATATTAGCTTTGCCAGTTCGTACTGGAAGGTGTCTGTTTGTTCGTTGATATGCATCTTTATAAGTATACTCT